AATTATATTGATATGGAATTATTAAATACATCTTATAAACTAAATAAAACACATATACATCAATTAGTTAAAACAAAACAACAATTGCAACATTTGGGAATATGTTATATTGATTGGTCATTAAGAAATACAGGAATTACTAAAAATAATGTTGTTAAATTATTTGATTTTGATGCTTCTGGAATATATGATAAAAAAACATTAGAATGGATTATACATCCTCCTAAATTAAATAATTATAAAAAAGCAATTAAAAATAATTATATAGATCCTATTTCAATTGATAATTATTTATTTCACGAAGAAATAATTTGTCAATTAAAATAAAAAGAACAAAAATAAAATAAAAAAAAAACAAAAATAAAATAAAAAAATATTTATTATTTAAATACAAGTTCTATAATTGTATTTATAAATGATTACATGTAATTTAATGGGCGGTCTTGGTAATCAATTATTCCAAATATTTGCTACTATTTCTTATGCTATTAGAAGCAAAAATAAAATAATTTTTCTAAATTTAGAAACATTAGGCATTGGTTCTACAACTACTAGAAATACTTATTGGAATACTTTTTTCAGTAAATTAAAACCATTTTTAATAAATGAGTTACCTAATCCTATTTATTCAATTAAAGAAGAAAATTTTCGTTATAAAGATTTACCAGTTTATGAAATGATACAGAAAGATGTATTAATTAATGGGTATTTTCAAAGTTATAAGTATTTTGAACAAAATTATGGAATAATATCTAGAATGCTTAGTATTGGTAAAATGAAAGATCAAATAATTTCTAAATTATCTATTACAGATAATTTTCTTGCCAATACAATTAGTATACATTTTCGCATAGGTGATTATAAAAAATCACAAGAATATCATCCTTTGTTAACGTATGAATATTATGAAAAAGCCCTTGAATATATCCAGAATTCTAAACCCAATAAAGTATTTACAATTATATATTTTTTTGAAGAGACTGATATTGCAGATGTTTTATTTATTATTAATAGATTAAAAGATAAGTTTTCTCTCTTTACATTTATACAAAGAGAGAAAGAATTAGCAGATTGGGAACAATTATTATTTATGAGTTCTTGTCATCATAACATAATTGCAAATAGTTCTTTTAGCTGGTGGGCAGCTTATTTAAATTTTTGGCAAGATAAAATTGTTTGTTATCCAAAAATATGGTTTGGAGATATTGCAAATAATGATATACAAGATTTATGTCCACCTGAATGGAATTGTATATAATTTTTTTTATTATTTAAATATATAAATTATAATTATGATGAAAAAATGCAAAAAATTTAGAATATACTATTTTACAAAATTAGAAACTATACGAGAAGAAGATGAACAATTATATGATAATAAGCAAATAGATGAAGATTTTAAATTTATAAATGATGAAGAAATTACAAACCCTTTAAATAATAATTCATATAATCAATTCAGTTTTTTTGAATGCTTAACAAATTTTTTTTGTTTTGGTTGCTATTAAGTATTCAAATATCTTTGATACATAAACCAATTATCATAACACATTTTATTCTCTCTAAATAATTTAAAACATTCTAAATTAGAAAAAATACAATCTAATAATATTATTTGGTCATCTTTTACTAAATAATTATGTTTAAAATATAATTGTAATTTATTATCAAATGTATTTGACCACCAATTTATTTTATCTTTGTTCAAAACAAAAAAACCACCAGCAATTGAATTTTGCATAGCAGGAATTTCTTCTTTAGGTAGATCATATTCATTTTTGTTATTTACAATTTTAAACAAATTATTCAGATATGTATCAATATTTGAAATACATCCATAACAAATTTTATCTTTATTATTCTCAAAAAAATCTTTGTTATTTCCCCAATTGGCTAATTCTCTTATATTCATATCACGACTTCGATTTCTAAAATATCCTATATCACACCATCCATAAAATTCTGTATCAAAATATTTTTGTTGAGTAGTTTCTTTTACAAATTGTATTTTTTCACACCATAACATATTTAATTCCCAACAAGATCTATCATTTAATAAAACATTTTTTTTATGATTTTCAATCCAATAATCTTTATATTTATAATTGTAAAATTCTTCTATAGGTTTAATAATTATTTTAATTCGAGGATTATTATTTGTATTTATATATGTTGAACTATTTGAATCAGTATAAATTACCAAGTTAAATTGGTTAACAATTGAAATAAAATTATTCATCCATTCAATATATGTATTTGGATCATATTTTGATTTTAAAATATAAAAACAACTAGAAAATGTTATTGACATTAAATATACTTTTAAAATCCACTTTTAAAAAAAGTGGAGCAAAATAACGAATATATCCACTTTTAAAAAAAGTGGAGCAAAATAACTGGTAAAAACTATAATTTGATATCAAGCACTTATAGTTTATAAAAATTACTACAAATAATATAAAATAAAACTAAACCAATTGTTTCAATTAAAACATGGTAAGGAAAGTCTGGATAAATAGACATCATTTTTTCACAATTGTATTTTTCATTCAAGAATAAAATTATTATTAATAATACAAGGAAAAATATAATATTTATTTTATTTTTTATGTTTTTGCCCAACAATGTATAATAATAAAATAATACAGACAAAAATAATAATGCTTGACTACAAATATAATAAACTACATTCATATTACAAAATACATATATATCAAAACAAATTAAAAATAAATAAAATATAATAAACCAAATACTAGGAATTTTTTTTAAATAATTATAAAAAAAGAACAAAAAAGCAAAATTTATACAATAAGAAAGCATATGTGTTATGTTTACTTGAATTGAACTTGAAATATGAATACTATGAGAGAATACGTGAAATAATTCAAAACATAATATAAAAAACAATAATATAAATGTGTAATTTTTTTTAGTTTTTAACAAAAAATAGAATATAGTTAAGGAGTTAATAAAATTTAATAATGCTGAATATGGTTGAGCTATACCATTTTTATTTGATTTTTCACAAGTGCTAAATGGAAATGTATATTCACTCATATATAAAATGTATTTATTTTTATATAAAAATCACATTTTTACAAGTTAAACTAAAAAAATATGTAAAAATACAATTTAAATAATATTTTTATTATTTAATTAAAAATGATTGAACAAGATTTTATAATGCTTATTATGAATTGTAAAAAATATGCATATAAAGCTGCTTTTCAAAAACAATCTTGGTTGCAAAAAATACCTGAAAATATAAAATATTATCATGTTATTGGAGATGAATCATTAGATTGCGAATTTAGTTTTGATAATGATTCACACACTCTTTGGGTTAAAGTAGAAGATGATTATAATTCTTTACCAAAAAAAGTTATTTCTGCATATAATGCTGTATATGAAACATTTGATTTTAAATACTTATTTAAAACAGATGATGATCAAATGTTGGTTAATCCGCGTTTTTTTGATATACTTTTGAATTTAATTAATACATCCGTTCCAAAAACACATTATGGTGGATATTTAGTACATGTTAAACGCCCTTATTTATCTGAATATTATCTTATACATCCAGAATTACCCCAAAATCTAATTGTTCATGTAACAAAATATTGTAGTGGAAGATTCTATTATCTCTCTAAATCTGCAATTACCAATTTATTGAGTAAGAGAGAAATTATAAGTAAAGAATATTTGGAAGATTATGCAATAGGTTTCAATTTAGATCCTGTATATAAAACAGATATGATTTCGTTGAAAACGGATAAGTATTTTAATGATAATATACTTTTATAAAATATACTTTTAAAAAAAGTATAGCAAAAAACTTTATTTTTTCTGTAAAATTTATTATATTTAAAAATATTATAATGTGTACTTGTCCAAATAGTTCAGCAGGTGCTGTTTGCACGCTTTTTGACAACTTGTGTGTATGTATGGATCTAGAAATATATCCACCTATTTTGTATTATTGTCCTGATGTTGTTAGTGAAAGTCAATATACCAAAAACTCTGAAAATTCTGTTATACATTTATTAATCACCCTTATGTAAAATAATTTATAAATAATAAATTATTTTAATATATAAATGGATTATGACCCTTTTGCTAATGATAATGAATATTATATGGATGACTCAGATATAAATCATTTAGATATGGATGACCCAGATATGTTTGATTATAGTTCAGCATTTGAAGAAACCCAAAAAGTTGAAATGGAAAATGGAGATATTTTTTATAAAAAACTACATAATGATTTAAATTTAGATAAATGGAATGAATTATATGGTTTTAAAGGAAAACTATTAAAATTAAATTTGGAAGCATTTAATGGAGAAGATGGTTATGATTATTTTCCTGAATTAGGTGAAGAAGTTCAAGAAAATAGTAATAAATGTTTTGAAGCATATAAACAAGCTTATGAAAAATTATTACGAATTGGTTATAAACATGTAGATTTATTTGATGAAAAAACAAATTGGTATAATTGTACAAATGTTAGAAAATTAAATGGTAAATATTATCCTATTGATGTATCTAAGATTTATCCTATTAATTATGGTGGAAAAAAAAATAAATCTAAAAAAAATAAATCTAAAAAAAATAAATCTAAAAAAAATAAATCTAAAAAAAATAAATCTAAAAAAAATAAATCTAAAAAAAATAAAACTAACAAAAAATTAAAATATTAAATTCATTGTTGGTTTTTTATCTTGTGATTTGGTTGCTTTCATAAATTGCATAGATTGATTTTGTTTTTTTAAAAAATTTTTTTTATCAATATCAAGCATTATATTTGTATAATTAGTTAAACGTTTTTCTATGTCGCTATAATCTTCTCTCTGTATAACAGATAAAGGAGTAATTAAATACCATTGATGCTTTTTTTGTAAATGAAACCAATATTTATCAATTGCATATAACGTATGTTTTTCTGGATTTTCAACTAATTTTTTAATACCTTTTCTAAAATTATCAATTAATGTATCAAAATAATGTCCATTTACTATATATCCAGTTGTCGTTTGACAACTTGCAACTTTTACACAAGTGCTATCTATTTCTTGATAAGGTGGCATATTATTGCCTGCTATCAAAATAACATCCCATGACGAATGAGTAGAAAAAAATTTATTTAATTGTGATTTAAATAATTCTGGGTTTAAAAATTTAATATCATCTTCCACAATAAGTAAATGAGGCCATCCTTCTTTTTTCGCTGTTTCCAAACATTTTAAATGACTCATACTGCAACCGATTGCACCATCTGATAATTTTATAGCATTGAATCTTTCTGCTTGAATACCTATTGTCTGTAATTGTGATTCAACATGTTCTTTTCTGTCTGGTCTAGAAGACAAATTAATATAAAATGAATGTTTTATATCTGTAATAGAATTCATTATATTTATATAAGTATTTAAATTTAAGTAAATTATCAATATATATATATTAATGAATATTGATAAAGAATTTATTGCAAAACAAATAAAAAATATTACATTGGAAAATGTTAACAGAGAGATGGAACAATTAATTGAAATAGGTAAAGATTCTAATAAATATGGTCCAAGATCAAGAATAGGAAATAATATAGTAGATTATTTTACATTTGTTCAACGTCTGGAAACGAAAGGTAAATATAATACAAGTTTTTTTGATTTTTTAAAAAATATCGAAGAATTTAAAAAAAAAAATTTTATACAAACAATGCTTACTTATTATGTGAATGTTAAAAACAAAAATGGAACAAAAAATGAGTATATTGTATTAAAAGAGGTGTATAATATTTGTATAAGTGCAATTAATATTATGAGACCACTAAATTGTATGGAAATTTACACAAAATATAATGCCAAACGGGTGCTCAATTTTTGTGCCGGATGGGGCGGTTCTACAATTGCTGCTGCAGCGTTAAATTTAGACACCTTTTATGGTGTAGAAATAAACGAAGAATTACGAAATCCGTACGAAAAAATGACAGAATTTTTGGCCACAAAAACGGAAACCAAAATTGAAATCATTATTGGAAATGCTCTTGAAGTAGATTACTCTTTAATGAATTATGATATTGTATTTTCTTCACCGCCTTATTATGGATTAGAAAAATATCCACATAATCTTATGTATAGTTCAAAGAGAGAAATGGATGACAAATTTTATAAACCATTGTTTTTAGCAACATATAATAGCCTGCAATATGGAGGATATTATATTATTAATATTTGTAAAGAAGTTTATGAAAAGGTATTAAGAGAGATACTTGGAGAAGCACATGAAATATTCCCTCTGAAAAAATCCAAGAGACAAAATAATTATACTGAAATGGTTTATGTTTGGGAAAAAAATTAACGTTTTATTTTTGAATACCTTTGTCTTTGCCTTTTTCTTGTTTTTCTTTTTCTACCGCCTGTTTCATGATTATTATCTTCTTTTTGAATATCATAGTCGTCATCTTGTGTAGATAAATTAAGAGGATCTTGTAATGTTATTTCACCTTCAACTAAATGACCTTTCTCTTTAAGAAATTGTAATTGATCTTGATATTTTTTTTGAAATTTAGCAACTTCTTCATTTTCAGTTGCTAAATCTTCACTTAACATATTATTTTTTTTATTCAATTTATCAATTTCACTTATTAATCTGTTTTTTATCTTTTGAATGGATGGATTAGTTTCAATTGTTTTACAAGCAGAATCATAATTTAAAACAGCATCTTTATATTGTGTTTTTGAAGCATAATCTAAAAAACGCTGTTTATCTTTATTATTTGTTGGAAATAAATTACATTTATAATAATCTTCCGGGTTATCAACATTAAATGCTGCTATTTTTAATCTATATTCATTTTTTTTTGCTTCAGTTAATGGTTGGTTTAATGAAGTAATTTGTTGATCATCCGGTAGATTTGTAGGTGTAGTACCTAACCAATATGCAGTAGTAAAATATTTTGATCCACCACTTACTTTTTTATCATACTTTTTTGAATATTTATTATATTTATTTTTATTTCTTTTCATAGAACATTTTTTTTTGTTTTTCATCTTTATATATAAATAAATATTAAATTATTACACTTTTTATCATTTCAAACGCCCATTTTGAAACGAGATTTATAAATAATTCTTCTTAACTTTTCTTGTTTTATTCTTTGACACATAAGGTGACATTCCTACTATTGATTTTATGCTTTTTCTTATTTTTTTGTCGTGTAAAATAGGCGTTTGAAATGAGAAAAGGTCTAAAATATCATTATAAAATAATTTAATATGCACCTCCCATACCTATTCGAGCGCTCACTTGTGATTTAGGTCTTGCACCTATATAATTTGCATATTGAGGAGAATATTTATTAGGCGGAGGTCTATAATATTGTTGTTGATTTTGTTGATTTTGTTGATTTTGTTGATCTTGTATATTAGTATTAAACGCATCTTCATTTATTTCATTTTGTTTATCTTGTGCGATTTGTTGTAGCAATGATTGAGGAACTTGTTTTCCCATTGACATTAAATACTTTGCTAAATTTTCCCTTTTCTCTCTGTTTGTAGGATAATAAGGAATATTTGACCAATCACTTGTTGTAACAACACTTTTATTTGTCTCACGGATCTTATCTGGATGAACTATTTTTCGTTTAGGTTCTCTTAAATCATAAGTATAATATTCTTCACTACCAAATGGAATATTAGTTACAAATGTACTTATATTTACATACATTATTTTTGGATTATGCGTAATAAATAAGTTATCATTTGGATTCTCTGATTTATCATCTATTGAATATTTTAATTGTGAAATTGTTCTTAATCCATCAAAACCATTATCATGCTCACCTCTCCATGGGTCTTTTTTAGAAATGATTCGTGATATTCCATCAAATAATTGCAAAATTTCTGGACTACCTATGTTATAAAATACACTTCTATCTATTTTTAGCCCAATTGCTTCACACCTTTTTTGCATTGCATTATCTTCCATACCCCAACCCCAATAACATGGATAACCATTTGTTTTCTCAAAATCAGCACCTTTCATTACTACAATACCACCTAATGCGTACTTAAAACCATAAAAATGTTTTACAATACCATGATCTGTATCATAATTAAAAATTTTTGTAAATGGGATTGTATCTACATCATTAAAAATAAATGTAATATCTTTATAATGATTTGGATATTTATTTCTAGCTGCAATAAATCCAATATTTCTTGTTGCACCACGATTAAATGTTCTTGCATCACATTGATGAGAGAAATAAATTTCATAATCTTCATCATTTTCAAGAATAAAACTCATATATTTGCTAAAAAAGAATTTATGCTGAATACGATTTCTATATGGAACTATAAATATACGTTTTGGTATTTTTTCTTCTTGTTGTTCATACATTTTATAGTTTTATTATAGTTTTTATTTTTAAATTTATAACATATTATATAATTATACAGCATATTTCTTTAAAATCGCTGCAGGTATAATTTGATCTTCTTTTGCAATTTTTTCCAACTTTTTAAAACACTTATTTATAGTGACTTCACTTGTTTCACTGACATTTTTAACATCCCTCTTACTAATATTCAATTTACAAATTTGCGAAATAAAATATACAACGCCTGCAGCAATTGATGGTGGTGTATTTTCCGGCATAACATCCATTTTTTCTATTTTCATAGAAACAAATTTACATAATTTCGTAAGTTCATTATTTATATTTAATTTACTACAATATCTCTCTATAAATGCTTCTGGTTTTGTTTTTCCAAAATTTGTTTTTTCTTTATTATCCATATTTTTTTCTAAACTATTAATAATAGATAATGCATTTTTACAACCTTTAGTTGCACTTGTAAAATCCAAACAAAATATTGATGCTATTTCTTTTGCAGTTCTAGGATAATTATTTACTCTACATGATATATAAATAGAAGCCGCAATAATACCATCTCTATTATCACCTCTAAATGTGATATTATATTCAGATATTTTTTTATGATATACGATTGCGTCATCAATAATCATTTTAGGTATACCAGAATTTTGAGCCATAATAGTAATTATTTGAAATTCATCATATTGAGACTTCTCTTTATAAGGCATCGATTGCCATTCTGTATATCGTCTAATTTTTCTCATTTCATAAGACATTGAACCAATACATAATACTTTGCAACCATAAGAAGATTCTTGTAATAGTGGATTTATTGGCATACCACACCTTGTAGGATCTGAACTTTGATTGTCATCTGCTCCATAATATCTCCATTCTGCTGTTTGATCTACTAAATCTGTATATATAATACCACATTTTGAATTTGTACAAGTCAAGAAACCTTCTTCTGAAAATGCTAAAATACTTTCACATCTTTCACAAATTTCTCTATTTCCTGATCCGTAAATACATTCTAATGGAACTTTTTGTTTATCCGGATTTTCAATTTCAGTATCAAATATATTCCATAATTGAATTTTGTTTATATTATTATCTTTTCGTTTTTGGCTTTTGTCTTTACTCATAAATGTAATATCTTTTTATTAGATAAAATATTTTTAATTCAATTTTATTTAATATTATTTTTTATTATATTTTTTTAAAATAGTATAATATAATGGGAAACAAACCTTCAACACCTAATAAATCTCCAGAAACAGAATTCAAAAACTTTTATGATATAATTGATTATATTGCTACATATTATATTTTGACCATGGATTTTAAGAGTTTAAGCAAACTTTCTGAAAAAGAATATTGTGATAAATTAATTATTTTAACAAGTGATATTATTGATAAATATTTCAATGAACATGAAATTACATTTCTTGAACAAAGAGTTAAAGATGGAGTAATAGTCAACTCTTTAAGTAGTGAAAAAATATTATTTATTGATAAAGATAAATTAAATAGTTTAGATATGGAAAATGATACAAAAAAAAATATTCAAAAAAATGTTAAGAAAAATCGTGTATGTATAGGAATTGCTAAATTTTATGTTAAAATTGCTCATATATTCGCCGCTATTATTATGACTATTAATCCTGTTTACACATATACAGACATCGCTACTGGTGAAACAATGAAAACTACTTTGTTAGAAAAAGATAAAATACCTAAAAAATCCAATAGAAAATTATTTAAAATAAATATATGTGATAACCGCATTCGTGCTTTAAGAAAAAATGAAGTTGTTGACGACTCTACTAATAACGTCACTATAGAACCTGAAATATGTGATATAAATTCTAACACATTTGGAACAACTAAAACATTGCAAGAAGAACCTGGCATACCAGAATTTATACAATTGTATTATGATAATTATGATGAAAATAACGGCACATTCTCAGGAATGAGTTCAGAATCTAAAACATTATTCGATAAAGATTTAAAATTATTTTATTCTGCATTTACTGGCGAAGAAAATATGCCTTCTGAAGTTACTAAATTCAGTGATATTAAATTAAAAGATTATAGTAAAAATGCTAATTGCAGTAAACCAGATGGTAAACTCAGATATAAAATAAAAATTAGTCAAAATGATGATTTATTTGTTGCTTATGCGAATAACCTTAAAAAAATGATTAAAACTGCTGCAGATAATCAAAGCAAACTATTAAGCGTTATTAATGAATTATTTACGTATACAAATGATTTTAAAACTGGTAAAAGAATAATTAAAGTTAATCCTAATTTGACTGAAGCTTTATTACAACAATGTGTTGAAAAAACTAGAAAATTATTAATGGATTTATATCTAAATTGTGAAAATGATTATCAAGAAGGTGTTAAAATATATTCTGCTCTTGTTGAATCTAAAAATGCTGTAATAGTTCCTAGACAAATTCAAACATTGAAAGACAAATCTGACAAATTAATTGAAAGTATTCAAATACCTATGGCTTCTGATGATGTACAAAGTCAACCTAATGTTGTATTTCTTAGTAAAGAACAACCTCCTAATGATGAAGAAAAACCAATTGTTCAACCTATAGAACTAAACATCGAGAGTGATAATGAAAATCCATTAGAAGAACTTATGAAATTTCCTATGAAAATACATACAAAACCACCAGAAGAAAACCCTTATAAACTACCATTAAAAGAAGAAGAAAACCCTTATAAACCACCATTAAAAGAAGAAGAAAACCCTTATAAGTTACCAGAAAAAGAAGAAGAAAACCCTTATAAGTTACCAGAAAAAGAAGAAGAACCTTATAAACCACCAGAAGAAAACCCTTATAAGTCATCAGAAGAAAACCCTTATAAGTCATCAGAAGAATTTATGAAAAAAGATGAAATAAATCCAAATAATATAAAAGATACATTTGAATTAAATAATATTTTAAAATATGATCCAAGTGTTAATAAAGATGAAAGGAGAGAAACAGGTGGAAAAAAAAATCATAAAAAAACTAAGAAAAATAAAAAAACTAAAGTAAATAAAAAAAGTAAAAAAAATAACAAATAATTTTATTTAGATTTTACATGAAAGAAAAATATATAA